CCTGTACAAAGTAAATGTGCTTATGTTAGCGGAGATATTAGTTACGAGACATTACAAGCAGATAAAGAACGCATTATAGCACAAGCTAAAAAAACAATGCGTACCGATTATGTAGAATTTGTTTAATATTAATACACAAAGGCCCTGCACTGTGTAGGGTCTTTGGTTGACAGTGTTGCAAAGTTTTGCTATAATACACACATACACTAAAAAGGAGCTATATGACAAGCACACAAGCTAAAAAGCAAATCGACAGTCTCATGCTACAGTTGCAAGACATGCTAGAGATCGTAGGTCTCGACGAACACGAACGCATACAAAATGCTTTTAATGCACTTGCAATGGAACTAGACGACGCAGTGTTTTAACTGCAAAGACCCTTCGGGGTCTAGGGTCTTTGGTTGACACTGTGGTAAAACCATGCTATAATACACACATGACACAGACACTTACACACCGCAAGAAGAGAGTAGATCGCAATCACGTGATCTATGAGCTCAACGTTATGGGACTCACATACGTGGGAGTCACTGCAAAGACAGAGAGCACTGCATTGAAGTCGGCACGTACCAGAGCGGCCAAGCACTTCTATCGTGCCAAGACTGAGAATAAGGACTGGCTCTTGTGCGAAGCATTGCGTGAACTCAACGACAAGGGCGAGATCGTTGTGACAGTGTTGGCAGTGGTTCGAGGCAAGGCCCCTGCACATAAAGAAGAAGTTCGTATCCGACGCGAACTGCAACCCGCATTGAACAGCGATATCCGGGGTGATTGACAGGTTATTCGTTTGGTGTTATAATACATACATCGCAACAAGGAGCAGGATATGAAACAAGATTACACACTGTATATCTACAAAGCAGATCGTCGTCGCAAGACTGGTGAGCGTCTGTTCAGTACCACTGTTTGGACCAGCACTGACGACAACGGCATGCGTCGAACTGTGGCGGACATGTTTGACCTGTACAAGCCTGAAGACGGCTTCCGCTTTGAATGGTTCCCTGCAATGAAGACTGTACGCAACTTGATGTCGGGCAAAGAGATCCAGATCCCAACGGACACTCCCCGCTCATGCGATCCTTCAAGCGAACTCTACTGGAGCATGTGATGAAGAACGAAATTGAACGCTTGAACTTCGTGATCTGGGCACGGGATCGCTTCCCGGGCTTTACTACAGATCCTAAGCAATACGCCAAGGCCAATCGGGCATGGCGGGCTGTGGCTCGCAATAACCCGATGGTTGACAAGGTTATTGGTTTTACCGTATAATATACACTTACACACTAAGGAGCATTGAATGTCTATTCAAACAGTTAACGCAGAGATCCTCGCAGGCAACTTCACTAACGAGCAACTGTCCAGCGTCATTGATGCTGTGAAGTTTGCCCGGGCACGCCTTACTGAACAGAACAAGCGGAGCCTACGCTTAGGCGGTGTTGTGAAGTTTACCAGCACTAAGTCGGGCATGACCTTGCAGGGCACTGTGGACAAGATCGCTATCAAGTTCGTCACAGTGCGTACTCCGCAGGGCTTGTGGAAAGTGCCTGCTAACATGCTAGAAACGGCTTAACCCTAGACCCGAAAGGGTCTTTGGTTGACTGAATGGTAAAACCGTGTTATAATACATACTTGTTCAACAGGAGATGATATGCGTGAATACACTTCGAAGCTGATTGCTATGATGGATGAGGGCTTGATCTCTGCGGAAGCTGTGGCAGAGATGGCCTTGGCCTACATGAGCGAAGATGACGTCAAAGACATGTGTCTTGCTAACGATCTTTTGATCGGCGAAGACTACGATGAAGACGAAGAAGATGACGGCCAGCCCGACGAAGCCCAAGAGTGGGCAGACTTCGACGCAGATTGCTGAAGTGCCAGCCCCTGCCACTAGACCCTGCAACACGCCTGGGTACTTCGCAGGGGTTGACACTGAGGCTGTTCAGTGTTATAATACACTTACACAACAAGGAGCAGAGATGAAAGCATGGGATGTTATACGCAACGGCAAGGTCATTGACACTGTATTCTACGACAGCAATTGTGATCTTTGGTATGTACGCAACGGCCTGATCAATCACGACGGCTACCCTTGCGACATCATTGTTAAACCCGCAACACGATAAGGACTGAACATGCGATACTACGACGAACTGGCAACTTACGAGCGTGATGGCTTTACTGTGATCGTGGACAAGAGCTACGAAGACCTGAGCCTGGACCAATGTTTTGATGACAGCTTGGACGAGAACGGTGTTCCCCTCTTTGACCTTAAAGAGATGGCCCGGGACATTGACAGCGGCAACTTGGATTGGTTCATGCTGCGTGTACGTGTAATGGTTGACAGCCTTGAGATGGGCTCGCACTACCTGGGAGGGTGCCTGTACAAAGACGCTCGCGAAGTATTGACAGACGGTACTGCGGAAGACTGCATCGGCGAAGCATTGGCAGAAGCCAAACGTGAAGTCTACAAGTACAAGCAGAAGTTCGCTGAGTTGAGTGATATGGTTGATCGGGAAGGTATTGATGCGTAATATTAATGAAGTACTACAGTGGGCAGGGACTGCCTGCTTCATGGTCATGTACACGACTATGAGCTTCTTCAAAGAACTGCATACCCTGCAATTAATTGCCGGATGCATGGGAGGAGCATTGTTCTTAGTGTGGTCGTTGCGTGTGGCAAATCGACAACAGACCATTGTTAACGTTACAGGAGTAACCATAACGCTTATAGGGTTATACAAAGCACTTGGTTGACAAGAGTGGTAAAACCTATTATAATAGATACATAGCAAGAAATAAACAGGGTTACCTAGTCCGTTAGGGCCCACAGCAAGCGAAAGGTTCCGACGGGGACAGGTTGCTGTGGGGCATGAAGGCAGTTGTAAACGAAAGTTTACACGAGTTGCTGACGGGGAACTAGGGCGTAATGTTTGGCACACCGAACGCTAGAGACGGACTAGCGGGTAGTTGACAATCCCCTGTTTTCTTGCTATAATACACACTTACACACTAAGGAGCAAAGATGAAAGCACTACAGAAGTTCATTGAGCAGAAGAACCACTGGAACAGTTTCTTCAAAGGCGAGCAATACGAGATCCAGAGTGCCAAGGGTCGTCAGCGTGTCGCAGACATGATTGACTCAGCTCTTAGCCCAGAGAACCTTACCTGCGATGGCGAACTGCCCCGTGCAGAAGTCAATCGTCGCTACAAGGAGTTGGTCACAGCGGCCAAGCAGTTGAAGCAACTTGACCCTGCTGTTTCTTTTTACGAGTGGGAAGAGGAGATCATCTAATGAAAGCAGAAGTAACAACCATCCTACGACAGACTATCGAAGTGCCGGAAGGCACCGATCGTGAGAGTGTGCTAGGGTTCCTAGCAGAGAATCAAAGTTTCACTGATGCGTTCCTAGGTGTTAGCGATATGACACAACGGTTCCGCATTGTTGATATCAGTGTGGTGGAAGAAGAGATTACTGAACTTGGTGAGGAGAGCTACGATGCCTAATTGGTGCAACAACTCGGTAGAGATCTACCACGAAGACCCAGCGATGATTGAACGAGTGCGTGAAGCATTCAACAAGGGTGCCCTGCTACAAGAGTTCATCCCAGTGCCAGAGAGTCTGCAGATTGTAGCAGGCTCAGTAGGCGATCCTGTAGAGCAGGCCAAGTTGATAGAGGATACCAATCGTAACCTAGAGGTCCACGGCTACGGCAACTGGTATGACTACTGCGTAAACGAATGGGGAACTAAGTGGGACATCGGTGCTGATGGCAACCCTGCACAGGACATCCCAGGTGGATTGATGTTGGGCTTTGACTCAGCATGGGCCCCTCCTTGTGCAGCCTATGAGAAGTTGACCGAGCAGGGCTTCCGTATCCGTGCCATGTATTACGAAGGTGGCATGGCCTTTGCCGGCATTTGGGAAGAAGGCAATGATGACTATTACGAGTATGGTGGCTTAGACAGTAAGGGCATTGCTGACACACTGCCTGCAGAACTAGACGAAGCGTTTGGCATCTCTGAGAGTGCGGCAGAATGGGAAGCAGAGAACGCTGAAGAGGATCAAGAATAACCCTACAGCCCCCAGGGGCTTTGGTTGACAACTGTGCGTTTTACTGTTATAATACACTTACACTAAACAGCAAAGGAAGCGACATGCAAGCAGTTACATTTAACACAAACGGTCTGGGCTATTGGAGCCGCACTGCTAAGGCAGTAGAGATTGTTGACATGCGTATTAATTACATTAACGACGAAAAGAGCTTCGGCGAGTTGTGTGTTTACTTTAACACAGACACATGGGACGTAAACACAATGGGTCTCATTTATACAGACAAACAGTTTAAGCGAGAGCTTAACGAGTTTCTCGTAGCACAGGGTCTTGCAACTGCGGAGTATAGCGAGCAGGGTATGCAGGGAGAGGACTATGTTAGTTTAGACGTAGAGGGCAAGTTCCTGCAACTGTGGGAAGCTAAGTTTGGGACAGTACTAGTAGTCGAGTAAAGTGGAAGGGCATTGCTTGACAGCAGTGCCTTTTTGCGTTATAATACACTTACACTAAACAGGAGCAGACATGTTGTCAAACGCAGAAAAGAGTGCTTTACTCAACAAAGCAGTAGACATGCTTAACGAAGCAGACGCACTAGTGCAACAGGCACTAGGGGATAGCGATGTAACTTGGGAAACCCATATTGCAATACAAAGTATTGCTGACGACATTGTGTCAGACATTATTGAGTTTGACGACATGTCGGCAAAGGAGCAGGCATGATCACAGCAGCCAACGTTCGCTACATGATCGACATCCCTGTCGAGCATATGAAAGCCATTGCCGTTGAGAACAAGATCAGCGGCTATGCTATCACAGGGGTCAAGTTCCTGGGCATGACTAACGGCAGCGAGTTCTGCTATCACATTGTCCACGAGGTCAAAGGCGGCAGTGACAGTGCCAAAATGTTCCTGCGATATGACCCTACAGCGGATAGGGTTACTGCCAGCATCGGTTGACAGTTGGACAGATCTTTGTTATAATACATACATCGCAACAAGGAGCACACTATGCAAGCAGTCAACATCAGCAACATCACTAAAGTTTACTCGGGCAAGGCCGGGACCTGTATGTGCGGTTGTGCAGGCAAGTACAGTTACACGGCTAAAGGGGCAGTAGAAGACAGCCCGGGCTATGACGTAAGCGACAGTGTCAACGAGCGTAGTGTCAAGATCATAGCAGGCAAAGTGTTGCGTAATAGCAACACAGATCGTAGTGATGCAGGCTATGCAGTACTTGACCAAAATGGTCGGGTATTGGTTGTGTTTTTCAAAGACTGATGTTATAATACATATATCGCAACAAGGAGCACACTATGAAAGTATCACAACTCATCGAGCAACTGCAATGCATGGATGCCGAAGCAGAAGTTCACTTCAGCTACTGCTACGGTGACCACTGGCGTACTGAGGTCGCTCCTAGCGTGAGCCGTGTTGACGAAGGTGTAGTGGAGTTCAGCGACTACCACCGCATGGACAAGATGGTAGACGACGAGGACTGCTACGACGAAGAAACGGGCAACTACAAAGAGTCCGTCCGCCGCGTTGTTGTGCTAGGTTAAGGAGAAAATGATGAAGATCACGATTACTGTTCCAAAACATGCTGTCAAATCAGTCAAGGCCTACGTTAAAGAACTCAATGGCAAGACTCCTTCTACAAAAGTGCTAGAGAAGTTCTTTGAGCAGGACATCGAGGGCTTTTACGGCGATACCTTTGAAGAAGGCATTGAGGATGCCGTAGAAAATTATTTCGGTTGACAAAGTCGGTAAAACCTGTTATAATACATACTTAAACAACAAGGACTTCAAATGCAAAAGACTATCGCTTCAAGCACCGGCGGCACTATTACTTTCACTAAGACTGGCCTGATCCACACCGCAGGCAAAGCCTACAGCGGTAAGATCGCCGCTCAAGAAGCTAAACAGAAGCCCGCCAAGAAGTAAGGGCATTGATTGACAGCCAATCCAAAAGACGCTATAATTAACACTTACACAAACACACTAGGAGCTGACAATGGGAACACGAAGCACTATTGCATTGGAATTCGCAGACGGCACAGTTGAGCAGGTCTACTGCCACTGGGACGGCTACTTGGACTACAACGGCAAGACCCTGCAGGAGCACTACTCCGACCCGTTCAAACTGCGTGACTTGATTGACATGGGCGGCATTAGTTCGCTAGGCAAGAACATTGGCAAGAAGCATCCCTTTAGCCCTGCTTACAATGAGACTGACGCTTTGAAGCGGGCCAAGATCCAAACAGAAATTGACTTGGCTAACGAAGCAGGTTACACTACATTCTACGCACGTGACCGTGGCGAAGAGATCAGCGTCAACAAGTACAAGAACGCAGACGAATACTTCGACTGCTCACAGCAAGAAGAATACGACTACATCCTCCGCAACGTCGACGGCGTGGCTACGTGGTTTGTACGCTGCTATGCTACAGACGGCGTCTGGGCTACAATGGATGAGGCCCAGGGCCTTGTTGCATTGGTAGCAGAAGGCGAAAACTATTAATGACAGGCTTTAAAAGTAAAAAGGAAATGGCTATGAGTAAAATGGCAGAACTGAGCTACGACATTCAAGAGTTGTACATTGACGGCCTGAGTGCCAAACAGATTGCAGCCGAGTTAGGCTGTCCAGTCGAAATGGTTCTTGGAGAGCTAGCAGAAATGGGTGTGGCAGATAAGCCACAAGAGGAGGAGATCTATAGCCCCTACTACGGTGCCTAAACCAAAAAACGGTTGACACTGCCGTCCAATCAGTGTTATAATTTAATTAATGCGAAACGGTTCGCAGATGACATACACACATACACAAAGGAGTTAACATGTCTAAATCTTTTACCCACGCTGGTGTTTCTAAACTGGACGGTAAGTTCAAAGTTCGCTATTGCAATGATAGCCTTCGTACCAAGGTGCTGATCAAGAACGGTCACACTGATATTGATATCTTGGAGTTGAAGCATCCTATGATCAAAGAGGATGTGGTCACTTACCTGTTGAGCATCAACTTCGACAACGGTAACAAAGAAGTCCGAGCTGCACTAGAAGCAGAGCAGGGCAAGCGTGAGCCCAAGGCACCTAAGTCAACTGGCAAGGTTGAGAAGGTCAAGGCAGTCAAAGCCACTGCAAAGAAGGCAGTCAAGCCTACGCTGGAGTCTATCAAGGCCAAGGCCAAAGTGCCTGCAAAGGTTGTTGAGAGCGAAGACGCACCGTTCTGATTTACTGTGGGGTCTTAGTACTCGGTCAGAAAACTGGATCCCACAGTCTTTTTACACTTAGGAGTTTGAAATGAAAGCATTTTTAGCAATTGCTGGCGTGCTGGCCACGCTGTTCTTTGTAGTGATCCTGACCACGCTGGTCGGCGGCATTGTTGGCTGGTGTGTGAACTTGTTGTTCCCTGTGGTCAATGTAACGCTGAATCAGGTTACTGGCCTGGCACTTGACGCATTTGATATGGGTGCGGTCTTGGGCTTCGTTGGTAGTTTCTTCAAGTCTACAAACACTTCGAGCACCAAATGAGCCGCTTACAACTGCACGGGCGTCCCTGGGTAGTGTTTGACGCCAAAGATAAAGAACATCGCAAATGGTTTGCCGAGTTTAATCGTACAGCCAAATGGGGCCGTTGCCCTGTAAGGTTTGTGGTTAACGATGATCACGGTGATCTCATTACCCAAATCCAACGAGAACTGATTGCACACTATGTGGGCAGAGAGTTTGGCAAAATTCGTGGTTGATTTACCAGTCTAGGTTATGTATACTTGTTATTAACTGCACAGCAGTCTAAAACAAGGAAACTATTATGAAAACAATTAACCCAGAAACCAAAACCGGTAAGCTATTCACAGCATTGAAGTCAGGCGAAGCAGTAACTCCTGCTCAGGCTGCAAAGCGTTTCGGTATTAAGAATGTCACAGCTGAAGTCAGTCGCATTCGTCAAAGCGGTTTTGCAGTGTATGCAAACAACCGCAAAGCCGGTAACGGTGTTGCAGTCACAGAGTATGTGATGGGTCAACCAAGCCGCAAGTTGATTGCCGCAGGTTATAAGGCTATGGCTCTCGGCCTAGTTTAAAGAGAGCTCGCTCCTAAGTCCTGGGGGTAGTGTCCCAGGCAAACCCCCGAGCCCCGCCCTGCTGTGAAGCATCGCGGGGCTCACCTTTGTTGTAAAAATACAACACCAAAAGAGGTTGACAGAGTGGTAAAACCTTGCTATAATACATACATAGACAGCAAGGAGCACACAATGACAGGAACTGAAATTATCGTAACCACACTGATCGTAGCGGCAATCTTCGCTATCAAGTGCTGGATCATCACTAAACTCTAAGGAGCAGGACATGGCTAAACTGTTAATCACAACCCAGGTCTACGAGAACTACGGTGCCCATGATTGGGACGGTAAGAACGAGTGCCCACAGTACTGGAAAGCCAAAGGCGGTTCGGACTACGTGGTCAAGAAGTTCAAAGGTGGCTCTACTGATGCTACCATGGCGGTCATGTGCCTGCGAGCACAGATCGAGTCAGACAACGATCACTTCCGTGAGACTGTGATCGACTTCCGCATTGTCAAGGACGACTACCTTACAGAGTTTGAGCAGAGCCAGCTGGACTACGAAGGTAAGATCCGTTTTGCATCTAAGGAGTTGGTATGGTAAGAGAGCACATTGAGATGGACACACGACACGGTGGTCCTTATGATCGCGGTATGGCAGACAGCTACTACCGCAGGGACTACAATCCCCACTACTACCTGGGCGACACCAAAGCTTCAGGGCGTGTCATCCTCAAGGACATGACACCCGATGAGATCGTGGCCTACACCGCAGGCTTCAACGACAACGAAGAGATGGGCGACTACAAGGAATGGCTATAACCCTACTGGTTGACAGGTTATCCAAAAGGCGTTATAATACATACATAGACAGCAACAAGGAGCAGAACATGGGATATCGCGTAATGGACACCGTAGACATGATGCGTGACAAGTACAGTGCCCGCAAGGGACTAGAGGGTCCGTTCAACTTCTCCGGTCGTGTTCTGTACTACGATGTCAAGGAAGGTCTGTACTACGATCCTACTACAGACTTCTATGTGTTCAAAGAAGAGATGGACATCATCAACAATCAATTTATGGAGCATTTCAAGAATGGCTGACATCTCGATTCACCCTAAGCTGAACCCACTAGAAGTGATTCTAGTTGAGGAGTACATGACCAAGCACTGGCCCCGGGTCACACACTATACAATGACTCCGGGCAACGAATGCGTCTGGGTCTATTACAGCAACATGAACCTCTACTTCGTATTCCGTGACGGAAAAGTGGTTGACGTCCAGATCGATTGAAGTTATAATACATACACACTAACACAAAAGGAGCTCACATGTATAATTGGCACGATCTTATCCGCCCTATGGAACTGCAACACGCTATCAACTTCCTAGGTGCCAGCCGCAAAGCCTATAACAAGAACTCTGGTGAGAAGGCTCTGAACTTCCAAGAGACCTTTGACATGATCGAAGAGTGTGCCCCTAATGTAGGCACTAATCAAGATCACGCTATGATGAAGACCATCCAAGCTCACATTGATGAGAAACTGGCCAAGTTGGAAGCCCAACTGTGGAAGGACCTCGCCAAGCAGGTCGACGTCAAGGCTGTGAACCAGATGCTCAAGGACGACATGCTGTTTGAAGACAGTGACGAGTACATGATGACCGATGAAGAGTACGAAGAGTCGGAGTTCTACGACGAGGACAACGGCTACGGCTATTAACCCGCCAGTTGACAGGGTTTCCAAAAGGCGTTATAATACATACATCGCAACAAGGAGTTGACTATGTTAAAATTGATAGGTTGGTGTACAGTGATTTGGGCCATGTTCCATTTTGGTATCGCTCAACTGATTGCAATCTACACCATGCTGGCCCTTTCTTTTATCGCAGGAGTTTAATATGCAGGCCTACATCAACCTAGCTATTGTTATGATGCCCGTCATCGTTATGGGTTTGGCAATGATCATCATGGGAGAGTTCTAATGTCAGTTGAGTTCACAATCCAAGGGCTCAATGCCCAACAGCGAGTCCTAGCAGACATCATCTGGGCCTGCCGAGACTTTGCAGGTGTTCAGAAGTTCATCAAGGCACTGCCTACACAGGCCCTGCGTGACGAAGCTTGCTCCATCGTAGAGCTGATGAAGATGGCGGCCATCGAACAATGCTACGACGGAGTCAATCAGGAGATGGAAGAAGCTGACAGTGTGTTGCGAAAATACAACACCAAAAGAGGTTGACAGGTTTGTGGTTTTACCATATAATACATACTTAAACAACGCAAAGGAAACACTATGTTCGCAGTAGCCGCTAAAGAGACTTTCAACGCAGACGCAGTCCAAGACGCATGTAACGAAGCCGCAATCCAAGCTCGTACAGCCTGCAAGCAGACGCTGGCCCAAATGGGTGGCGACCGTGGTGCTTGTGGCTTTGCTTGGGTTAACGTGTGGGGCGTCCGTAGCAACTCCAAACTGGGCAAGGCCCTGTTGGCCGCAGGCTTCCGCAAAGACTACACCGGTTCACTGCAATTGTGGAATCCGGGCAAGGCGGCTGCACAGAGCATCGACGTTCTGGAAGCAGGTGCCTATGCATACGCAGAGGTGCTCAAAGAGAAATTGGGCTTGGAGAAGGTCTACGCTGGCTCGCGTATGGACTGATAAGTAAGACTGATAGGGCTTGACACTAGGCCCTATTGGTGTTATAATACTAACTTCGCAACACACTAAGGAAGCAAAATGGCAACAGCAAAGAAGGCAGCACAGAAACCCAGCAAGGGCACCACCGTTCTGGAGTTTGACACACAGGCTATCAAAGCCAACGAGAACCGCGTGGCACGTGAAACAGATCAAGAGATCCTGGCCAGATTGGGCGAGCGTTTTGAGATTCTGGACGAGATGACCAAGGCTGTGAAGTCAGGTGATGTCCGTGCTATGATCGTATCGGGTCCTCCGGGCGTGGGCAAGAGCTACGGTGTTGAGGCAGTACTGCAAAAAGCAGACCTCTTCAATACCTTAGCAGAGAAGAAGCCCAAGTTTGAGATCGTCAAAGGTGCTATGTCAGCACTGGGTCTCTACGCTAAACTCTACGAGTTCTCGGATGCAGGTAACGTTGTAGTGTTTGACGACTGCGACTCAATCCTTATGGAAGACCTGAGCCTGAACATCCTTAAGGGTGCCTTGGACAGTTCAGAACGCCGTTTCATTGCTTGGAACACTGACAGCCGCTTGCTACGCTCAGAAGGCATTCCAGATCGCTTTGAGTTCAAAGGTGCAGCCATCTTCATCACTAATATTAAGTTCGAGCACGTAAAGTCTAAGCGACTGCGTGATCACTTGGATGCATTGGAAAGCCGTTGCCACTACATCGATCTGCAGATGGACACTGATCGTGAGAAGATACTCCGTATCAAGCAGGTTGTAAATGAAAAGGGCATGTTGGACCGCTACGATTTCGAGCAGTGTGTGAAAGACGAGATTGTTACCTTCGTAGAGCAGAACCAGAGCAAGCTTCGTGAGCTGAGCCTGCGTATGGTACTGAAGTTGGCAGACCTGCGTAAGAGCTTTCCAAAGAGCTGGACTGCAATGGCCAAGACAACCTGTATGAAGCGAGTCTAACATGTTGACTAGGCTAGCACTGTACACCGCATTGGGCCTAGTGCTCAGTGCTGTGGGTGCCACACTGGACACATGGCAGTTCTGGTCAGTGGTGGGATTGTTCTGGGCATCGGAGCACTTGACCAGACAGGAACTGTGGGATCAGATCACTGAAGAAGTAGCTCGGATGCGAGCAGACAACAACAACAAGGACACACCATGAAGCAGCAGAGCACACAGATCACAGCATGTACCTACCTGGGTCACACCAACACTGCCTGTGGACACGCAACACTGCCCGGCAAGAGCTACTGTGCAGAGCACTACGCAATGGTCTACAAGGTAGGCTCGGGCACACGTAGACGCAAGGACGAACTGATCGCACAGAAGGTTAGGCTAGTAGAGTCACTGTTCAACGATGCTATCGAACAGCTGGAAGCAGAAGGATTTGACTGCTACGGCACATCAGAACTCAAGACTAATCAGTTCGAGGCTGATGAGGACCAGGTGGTGGTGGGGCACTGAG